GCGCCCTCTTTACGCTCACCGCGCCGCTCAATCCGCGCGCTGGGTCGAGGTTCGGAGTCGTCGACGCGGTTGCCTCGTTCGGCACCCACGCCTGCGCCGTCAATCCGAACGGTCGGCAGATTAATGGAACGAGCGCCAACCTCAGCCTGGCCACGGACGGATTTGGGGGGCGCTGGTGGTATCGTCCCGACACCGCCAACTGGACCCCCGAGGGCGACTGGACCGCCTCGACGGTCATTCCCTTTCCCGACAGCCTCATAGCGTATTTGCCCTTCATGCTGGCGGTGATCGTCTCGGCCCAGTTTGGGGCCGATATCCCGCAAGGCGTCGCGGCCTCGGCCATCGAGGGGCGTTCGGCCTTCGCGCGGGCCTACGCCAGGCGCGGCAGGAACCAGTTCGACCCCTCCTTCGGCATCATGCAGGCCGCGCCTCCTCAACAGCAGCCCGGCCGGTAGATGCCGCGTAAATTATCCCAGAAATGCGGAAGCTTGCCGAAGATCATGGCATTGGGCACCGGCGACGCCCCCGAGATGCCGGCAATCTTAGTCAGTTTTTGGCTTCGCTTGCCGGAGTTGACACCTCCAGAACCATCCTCGCCGTTTCATACATCCACTCTGCGGACTGATCGAAGCAGCGTGTCACCGTTCCTGAAATAACGGGCCCAATCTTCTCAGTTGTTTCTGGGGTCATTCCGACCAACATTGCGGGGACGGAAGCCGTCAGCCACCTTCCGGTCTCGGCACTAAGGTCCGCTACACGAGACAACCCCGCCTCATCCTTTGCCTGCGATGCCAGATGCATACCCAGGAGGGTTTTCAGGACCAATTCCAGGCCGATCACCTCGCCGCGCAATAGCAAGAGCTGTTCGCGCTGCATGTTCACTTGGTCCTGCAACGTCATCGCTTCCCTCCCGCGCGCTTCGTGCCAATCCCGCGCTACCTAGCGCTCGCCTGTCACGGCTCGCAATCGCTGGAGGGCCTATAGCGTCAAGAGGGCGATTTCCGATGCCGCAGACCGGCCAGGGCTCGGCCCCGCAACAGCAGATCGCGCAGTTCCGCTCGGACGGCTTCACCGCCTCGACGGGCCTGCGGATTCCATTTTTCAGCGATGACTTCAGCCGCGCCTACGGCCTGCCCCCGGCGCGTCTGGTCAACATGATGAGCGAGGCGACGCCGCTGCGGGAAGAGCGGCCCTACGTGCCGTTGGTTGGGATGAGGGAGATCCGCTACTCCAGGCCCGGCCTCGTCATCGTCAATGGCGGCGTGGGGCCGACCCGGGGTCTTTGGCAGCAGGACGGATTCCTTGGCCTGACAGGAACCGCGAGCCTCTTCTGGATCAGCGGCACGACCGTTTATCTGGGCTTCAACATCATCGGGACCATCCCCGGAACCGACCCGGTCAGGTTCGCCGCCTCGCCGACCGAAGCGGTCTTCTGCTCCGAGGGCCAAGTCTATTACTTCAACGGGAGCTATTTCGGCCTCTTAAACGGCACCGCCGATTTCATCGCCAACTCGTCGGTGATGCCGCCGTGCGTCGACGTCGCCTGGATCGCCAATGTCTTCGTCTATGCGGCTTTGGGGACAAACCAGTTCTACTTTAGCCAGGTGAACGACGCGCCCAACGTGCCGGCGCTCAACTTCGAGGGCCTGGAATGCGCCGATCCGATCGTCGGCCTGACGACCTGGAATAACATGCTGGTCGTCTTTGGAACTCAGACGACGACCTTCTTTTCCCTCTCGGGCAATGCCAACGCCCCGTTCACGCCTGTCTTGGGCAACGGCTTCGAGCGCGGCTGCGCCTCCCGCGACGCGGTGGCGTACGCCGACAACGCCATCTTCTGGGTCGGGGAGAACAGGGTTGTCTATCGCTCGGCCCCGACGCCGACGCGGGTCAGCGGTAACTCCCTGGAGGACAAGCTACGGCAGTGCTCAGACATTTCGAGTCTGACAGCATTCGTGCTGACGTTCGAGGGGCACGAATTGTACGTCCTGAACGTGCCGGGCGTTGGTTCCTGGGCATACGATATCAGCCGGATCGGGACCACGATCTCGACTTATGGCGATAGCTATACCCGGGGCGAATGGGACGAGTGGGAGAGCTACGGCCGCGACCATTTCCGGGGCTGCGCCGGGGTCATGGTCGATGGCGTCGCTTATGTAGGTGACGATACCGACGCATATCTCTACACCATGCAGATGGGGGTCTATACCGACGCCGGCGGCCCGCTGACGCGCATGGGCTCGATCTTCGTCAAGATCGAGGAGGGCAACCCGCGCTGCCTCAATATGGTGCTCCAGTGCGTCACCGGCGTCGGCAACCCCTCGGGCCTGGGCGTCAACCCGGTGGCGGAGATGCGCTACAGCGACGACGGTGGCCACACCTTCGGCAACTGGCGACAGGCCCCGCTTGGCATGACCGGGGGCTACGCGACAAGGGCGCTGTGGCAAAGGCTGGGCAAGCTACGTTCGCCGGGACGCTTGGTGCAGATTCGGGTGACCGATCCGGTGAACGCCTGCTTCAGCCACATGGAGCTGAACGCCTCGAGGCCGGCGTGGTGAGAGGGCTGGGGGCGTTGCGTCAGTTTGAAGATTCAGACCCAGTAAGGAGCCTGGACGGGCGCGCCCACGAAGGCCGGCGCCGCCGCCTCCACGACAGACCCCAGATCAGGCACTTCCCAAGGACCGTTTCAGGATGCCACCCCAGTCCAAAGCGCGGGCGCTCCTCGTCCTAATTTTCGCTCTGATGGCGATGGTCGCGGTCACCTACGACTTAGTTTCACATCACCTCATGGGAGGTGGCGCGGCCCGGGCTCAGGCCATTATCGCGGGCTACCAGCGCCAGCGCACGTTGGACGCCCAGGATGCCGAGGACCAGGATCTGACTGACGATGAGGAAGACGCCGGCGCGCTCTGGGCCAGGGATCATCGACCCGCCGGCGTGGACCAATGCCCGAGATCGCCAGTCGCGTTTCGAAAAGGATGCGCTGAGTACGTACGTTCGTTGAGGAATTGACGGCGTGAGGCGACTAGCCACCGAAAAAGGGAAGCCCGAGGATCAGCCTTCGGACCTCCCTTTCCCGGAGAAAAGCGCCCGTACTGAACGCCCGAATATTGCCTAAACGCCAAAGCATGAAGAGCTCATTAACCATGACTGCCCAACCCGTCCCCCCCGCGACATGGGCTCAGCCGATCTCCGATGGCCGCGGCGTGGCCCACACCTGGTTCCGGAACCTCGTGGATGCGCTCTGGCAGCGGACTGGAGGACAGGTCGATAAGGTCGATGCCGCCGCGTCGATGGCGGCCAGCGCGGTTCCGCAGGGGGCGGAGGTCAATGCGCTGGGTGGCTTGCAGAACGGCGGCCAACTCGGCGGCAATCTCGGACTCACGCTCTACAGCACGTCGGTCGCCGTGGCGGACCTGCCGAGCGGAACCGAGCTCTCCCAGGGCGACTGGGCCTATGCGGTCGATGGCTGCAAGCCCGGGGAGGGCAGCGGCGCGGGGACCGGCGTCCCGGTGTTCTGGAGTGCCGGGAACTGGGTGTCGGCCTGTAGTGGCGCGACGGTGACCGCCTAAGCCTCAGGTTTTTCGGCGCGGTAGGCCCGCTGCCGGGCTAGGATGGCCTCTCGATTCTCGGCGTAGTAGGCTCGCAGGTATGCTTTTCGCTCCTCGCTGTGCTTTGCATGGTAGGCGCGAACGGAGGCCCGACAAGCCTCTGGGTGCTCGGCCCGATAGGCGCGCCCCGCCGCCTTATGAGCCTCGAGGTCCTCGGCGTACTTGGCGCGCTGATACGCCTTCAGCGCTTCGCGGTGCTTGGCGTAGTACGCGCGGTTACGCTCTCTCTGCCGCTCCTTCTGTTCGGGCGTCACGCCGTTTCCCCTGAAGTCGAGCCCGAGCCGCCGCCCTCGCGGTTCCCGTCCGATGGTTCTCTTATACTCTTGGCTGGGACGCCGGAATGCGCCCGCCGGTTTTCTTGAGCGCGATCAGCGCCCGCCGTGATGCCACGGTGTCTGTGAAGGAGAAACCATGACCGGCATCCTCCTTCCCGCGCCGGTTCTGGTGGCGCTCGACGCCAACGGGGCGCCTATCGGCGGAGCCCAACTCCAGTTCTACCTCACCGGTACGACCACCCCGGCGAGCGTTTACACCGACGACACGCTGGATACCCCGCTTTCCAACCCCGTGGTCGCCAACAGCGCGGGGCTCTTCCCGGCGACCTTCCTCGATCCCGCGGTGACCTATCGCGCCCAGCTCCTGACCGCGACCGGGGGTCTTATCGCCGATCGCGATCCGATCACGGTCGGAGTCGCTCAGGCCAGCCAGGCGCAGGTCAATGCGGGCGTGGCGACCGGCGTCTACGTCGACCCGGCCACGCTGGCGGGATGGACCGGCGTCGCTGCGGCGCTTGGCTTCACGCCGGTCAACAAGGCGGGGGACACGGCCACCAACTTGGTGCTCTCCAATCCGGCCCCTGTGGCCAAGTCGGCAGGCTACCTTGGCGCGCCACCCAACGAGCAGGATGGCAACTACACCTTCGCCATCGCCGATGCCGGAGGGATGGTGCGGGCCAACTCCGGGTCGGCCATCACCTACACGATCCCGCCTAACAGCTCCGTGGCCTTTCCGGTGGTAACCGCGATCCTGGTCCGCAGCGTCGGCGCGGGGTCTTTGAGCATCGCGGCGGGAACCGGGGTGACCCTGCGCGGCGCCGGCGAATCGACGACCGGTACGGTGTCAATGACCCAGTGGGGAATTGCCACCCTGATCCAGGAGGCGGCCAATACATGGGTCTGCTCAGGGGTGAACATCAGCGGATGACCGGGGTCATTCTGGCCACTGTCGGGGGTGCGGCCGCGGCTGGCGGCGGGTTCACGCCAGGCTCACTTTCTTGGGCCAATATCAGCGGCAGCGAGGTCGGTGGGAATGCGGCGCTCACCATCAGCGGGATCACCGCGCCCATCACCGTCGGCGCCACGATCACCGGATCGGGGCAGCTCGGCTACTCGCAGAACGGCGGATATGAGCCCTTCACCGAACCCTTCACCGTGAGCGATGGCGACACCCTGGCATGGGTGGTCCAATACTTCGCCAGCGGCCGGGCGTCAGGAACGATCACCGTCACCAACGCTAGCGATGGCAACGCCACTCTCGGCACCTTTACCTATCTAATCCTTGGGAGCGGGGACCTGTGAGCGAGACCCTGACCCTCGCGCGATCAAAGGTGCGTCGTACGCTGGACCCGACCTTCCTCAACACCGTCGCCAATCATCCCGAGGTAAGACCGTGGATCGGCGGGGAAGGCCCCATCGACCTGACGGCCGACCTCGCCAACGCGGCCAATTTCGCTCTCCAGGCGCAGGAAGGCGGTTGGGTCTTTCTCCGCCATGAGCCGGGGACCTACGAGCTTCACACCCTCTTTCTGCGTCGTGGCCGCGGCCGGCGGTGCCTCGAGGCGTGGCGCGAGGCGAGCACGTATATGTTCTGCGCCACGGACTGCCGGGAAATAGTCACCAAGGTCCCGGCCAACAATCTCGGCGCGGCCTTTGCGGCTCAGAAGTGTGGCTTTGTCGAGCGCTTCAAGCGCGCGGACGCATTCGTTGATCCTGAAGGCAAGACGCACCAGGTCTCCTATCAGGCGCTCGACATCGATGCCTGGGTGGGTCGGGCCAATCACCTCGACAATGTCGGCCACTGGTTCCACGCCGGTATGGAGAAGGCTCTCAAAGAGGCGGCGAGCACGCTTCCCGCCCATCCCGACGATCCGAACCATGAAAGAGCGGTTGGTGCGGCCATCACCATGATCCGAGCCCGCAGTCACCGCAAAGCCGTTTGGTTCTACAACCGTTGGGCTCGGCTGGCTGGCTATCCGCCCATCGCCCTCGTCACCGAAACGCCCCTAGTGATCGATGTGGGCTCCGGCGTCGTCGTTGAGGCCAGCGGCGAGAACATGGAGGTCATCCTATGCCGATAGGGATCGGAGCCGCCATCCTGGGCGCTGGAGCGCTCAGTGCGGGAGCTGGGCTCCTCGCCTCCAGCAATGCAACCTCTGAGGCTGGCAAAGCAGCGGCGGCCAACAATGCGCTCGAAAGCCAAATCTACCAGTCCAACAAAGCCCTTGAGACTCCCTACATTAACGCGGGCGATTCAGCGGAGGGTGAACTCTCAGGATTCCTTGGTTTGGGCGGTGATCCCGCTGCGACGAAAAAGGCTTTCCAGACTTACCTCAACAGCACCGGATATCAATTCGACGTCGATCAGGGCGAAAACGCCATAACGTCCAACAGGGCTGCGGCTGGGCTTCTGAACAGCGGGGCCACCCTGAAGGCGCTCGACACCTACGGAATCGGCCAAGCCCAGCAGTTCGGCCAGCAATATCTCTCCAATCTGTCGGGAATGGTGAATACGGGAGCCGGCGCCGCCAACGCCTTGGCGGGCGAGGGCCAGAATTATGCCAGCGCCGTATCTTCCAACAACAACTCGGCCGCCACGGTGGCCGCTAACGCCGGTCTCTCGGCCGCAAATTCCGTCAGCAACGCGCTTGCCAGCGGCGTGAACGCATTCGCCATCAACAATGGCGCGAGCTCGTTCGGCGGCGCCGGTAATGCATTCTCGGCCCTTCCAACCGTGTTCGGCCTGCCCATAGGACCCACGACATGACTGACGGAGTGAACGTCGACTTCGGCCTGTTGAAATCCCCTGACTACCTTGGCGACTATGTGAACGCCTTTAAGGTAGGTCGAGACCTTGGGGGACAGGGTCCACAGCCTGAAGGATCCCAAGTCAGCGCCCCAACGCAGCTCCCTGGGGGCGCGTTCGATCCAGCCTCGACGGTGGCCGCCATGAGCGCAGCACAAAGAACGCAGGCCTCTGGAAGGGCCGAGGTCGTGGCAACGCTGTTGGCCGGGCTCAAGGCGACAAGCACCAATCCCGTTCAACGACTTGCCATGGTAAGGCATGTTGCGATGCGCAATCCAGCGCTCGGGATCGCCCCCGGGGCAGTCACGGTCGCTGACGTCAGTGACGCGGGGCTTGATGGGCATCTAGCGAGAATCGATGCGCTTCGCGATCTGCTGCAGAGCAGCGGGTCGCCTAATCTCCACTCAGAAGCCGGAACTGTTCCCAGCGGCGCGTCAACCCCATGAACGCGACCGCATCAATGTCAGTACCTACGGCTGCCGCCCCAACTCCTCGAGCGCCCGGCGCAGCGCGCTTTCAGGCACGGGCATCAGCTTGGGCCCGTCGGTCCAGATCAGGGCCGCCTCGATGATCCGTCCAGGGAAGATCTCGGCGAGAACAGCAACGTAGACGGCCATCTGGGTGATGTAGGCGGGATCGCAATCGGCGA